CCGTGAGGTTCCGTCGCACCCAGCTTTGCCAGCTGGGTGCCGGGGCCCTGTGATGCGGGAGGCGCTAACGCGCCTCCTGACCTTCACAGGGCCCTACCCACCGAGGCAGAGGGGGGCGGCTTGACAAGCCCCCCCCCCTGAGGGCGACCAAACACCGCCCTTGGCTAAACTCGTTCCCACGCCCCCCACCGAGTCCAGAGTTTCGATTGACTTGCATGCAAGACAATCCGACTCTGGCCTAGGTGGTTCGACGGGAGGAACAAGCACGCCAAGGACCGTTGCTTGGTCGCCCCAAAGTTCTCCCCCACCAGGGGCCGGGGTAGTTTACGACGAGGAATTCCCTCCTCTAAATCGAAAGCGAAGCGCCTCACCACCACCCCAGGGGGCCCTCACGGGCGAACCTGGGTTGGATGTTGGGCGCCGGTCTCGTCGACGTTCAGGTGCCGCCAGACGGAGCCGTAAGGCTAGCCGTCGGGCCGCTCTGACCGAAGACAGACTTGCTTTCTTAGAAGAGGTCCTTCTCGCGAACTGCCACGCCACTGGCTCCAAAGTGGGTGGGGTAGAGCTCCCATCGCGCTTCCTGAGGACGGCCATGCTGACCGCGCGGACCCGTGGTGTCGAGGAGGGTTTGGCCTGGGCGAAGAAGGAGTCTGCGAAAGCACGATCGTCCTGGATCGAAAGATCCGGTTCGAGTCGCACTGCGCAAACTTCCTTCATCGCCCGGGCCCTACCCGTCGGCACCGACGAGACCGCATCGGCCAACATGGCTGCCCATCGGGAAGCTCTGACGAGCGAGTGGTCGACTTCTGGAGACCTGCTGCGGAGGATCCGTGAATGGTCGAAGCGTTGGAGCCGCCGCTTCCTCGGGGACCCCAACCGTGCCTCGTCGCCGGGCATTCCGACTCTGTCCAGTTGTGCTGAAAGCACAAAGGGACGGGGTGGTCTGCGCGGCTACGTGACGCGGCTGGGGGTCCACGAGAAGGCGGTGGCCCTCACTTCTTCCATCACGGATCTCCCGCCTCAGGACGTTGCGACTCTCCTCCAAGATGCCTCGCTCCTTTGCCACGGGTACGACCACTTGGAGAGGGACTCTGTCCCTCCCCACCGTGTCATACCCGTCAAGGAGCGAGGCCTCAAGGTGAGGATTGTCACCTCTCCGTCGGCCGGCTACTCGCTACTCGGACACGTCGTGCGCAAGCGCCTCCTGGGGGGTTTGCGACGAGACCCGGCGGCCCAATCAACGCTGATTGGGATCAAGGATGAGGATGTCTTCGCCTACTTCAAGGGCGCGTCGAGTGACTGTGTCACGTCGACGGACCTAAAGTCGGCTACAGACCTCCTTCCTCTTGATCTCATATCGGCATTGGTTGACGGCCTCCAGGATGGTGGGAAGTTCCCTCCGTGGGAGATCGAAGCTCTGCGGCGCCTTTCGGGGCCGCAGGACTTGATCTACCCGGGAGAGACACTTCCCGTGCGGACTAGGAGAGGTATTCTAATGGGACTTCCTACGTCGTGGGCCTTACTGTCGCTCGTTCACCTATTTTGGTGGAACGAGGCGACCGTTCAGGCCGCGACGGAGCGTCGCGTCAAGCTCAAGTCAGCTTTTGCCGCCAACAGGTTTATAATCTGTGGCGACGACGGGCTGGCCTGCACTTGGCGCGAGGTCTCATCGGGATACCTTACCCTGGTCCGCGCCTGCGGGGGTGAGTCATCTCCGGGGAAGCATTTTACGGCTGTGGGCGCGAAACGTCCCCGCGCTGTTTTCCTTGAACGACTTTACGAGTTCTCCACGGACGGTGGGCGCGTAGAAGGGGGCACCAGAGATGGTGCCATCCCCCTACGCGGACTTGTCCGGCCGGAGTTACCCGTCGAGCTTCGAGGTCACGGCTCGGATCTTTTCGTACCTACGGCCGTAATGCTGCT